GTTGCCGAAGTCTGGGCGGCGATCTGGTCGCGAAGCGCGGACGAAGATTTCGTCCTCGATCGTGTCGCCGGGACGGCGACGCACGATGTCTGGATCCGCTATCGCGCCGATGTTCAGCCCGACATGCGTATCCGGTTCGGAGGCCGCATCTTCGACATTCTCGGTGCCATCGATGTCGAAGATCGCGGCGCCTGGTTGAAGTGTCCGGTGGAGGAGCGTGATTTATGAAAGTGGATGTGAGTATCAGCGGCATCGCGACATCAGCATCGCGCACACGGGCTTTGGCGCTCATTCGCGAAGCCATCGCCAAGCGCGAGGCTGATGCCGCAGGCGAAAAGCGCTTCGGCGTCGTGAGGCAGGCCGACAATCGTAATCAGCAAACGCGAGGCAAGTGATGTCGAGTGCAGGCTTTGCGCTTCAGAAGGCGATTTTCGAGAAACTTACGAATGATGCGTCGACGCTTTCCGCCCTCGGCGGCCCGCGCATCTACGACGATGCGCCGGCGCGCGCCGAGTTCCCATTCGTGACGTTCGGGCAATCGACGGAACGCGACTGGTCGACCGGAACAGACGAAGGTTACGAGCATCTCGTGACGCTGCACGTCTGGTCGCGGGCGCGCGGAAGGAAAGAAACGGAAGCCGTTATCGCGGCGGCGCGCGACGCGCTGCACGATCAGGATCTGACTCTTGCCGGGCACCGGTTGATCAATCTTCGGCACGAATACTCCGAAGCCCGCCGCGACACCGACGGCGAAACATTTCACGGCATTGCCCGCTTCCGCGCCGTGACAGAAGTGGAAGCGACGTAGTCGCCACCGTCATCCTCAGTCGAGCGCAAGCGAAGACTGGGGATCCAGCATACGACTCGTCGAAGACGCAATATCGAGCCTTCGGCGCTTCTCGTGCTGGATCCCCGAATGTATCTCGCTGCGCTCGTGCATTCGAGGATGACGAAGGTGCTTAGCGCCTTGCGGCCGGCTCCGCGTAGCGGAGTCGCAAGGCGCAATTAAAAGTTTGGCCGGCTCCGCGCAGCGGAGTCGCCAGGCACAAACAAAAGAGTCCTCAAAACATGGCAGCACAAAAAGGCAAGGACCTTCTTCTGAAGGTCGATACGACGGGTGCGGGCGTCTACGTGACGGTCGCCGGGTTGCGCGCTCGCAGTCTTTCGATCAGCGCGGAGACGGTCGAGATCACCAACACCGAAAGCGCGGGCCAGTGGCGCGAGCTTTTGACGGGCGCCGGTGTAAAATCGGCGCGCATCACCGGGTCCGGCGTATTCAAGGATGGCGCGTCGGATGCGACCATCCGCGATTATGCGTTCAACGGCACGATCCGCGACTGGCAAATCATCGTGCCGGATTTTGGAACGATCGAGGGCGCGTTCCAGATCACGGCGCTCGAATTCAGCGGCCGCCACGATGCGGAAGTGACGTTCGACATCTCGCTCGAAAGTGCCGGCGAGCTGACGTTTGCGGCAGCGTCCTGATGCCTTCGTCATCCTCGCGCATTATTACTCACTTCTCCCCTCCCCTTGACGGGGAGGGGCAGGGGTGGGGTCAAGACCCAGGCGAGCAACCAGACATAAAACGCAACGTCGTGACGACCACCGTTGAGACACCATCACGCTGGATCGGTACCCCCACCCCTAACCCCTCCCCGCAAGGGGGAGGGGAATATAAGTATGCGAAGGACATCTCATTTTGGCCAATAGACACCGCGGAGAGATCGAGGCGCAGCTCGATGGCGCGACCTTCAAGCTCGTATTGACGCTCGGCGCGCTTGCCGAACTCGAAGACGCCTTCGGCGATTCCGACATGCTGGCGCTGGCTGCACGCTTTGAAAAAGGCCGCCTCTCGGCGCGCGATTGCATGCGCGTCATCGCGGCGGGTTTGCGAGGCGCGGGGCACGCCGTCAGCGACGCCGATGTTGCGGCGATGCAGAGCGATGGCGGTGCGGTGGGTTACGTCGATATCGTCGCGCGGCTTCTGACGGCGACGTTCGGCGTCAACGCCGCAAAAGTGCAGGGCGAGGAGGCGAACGCCGAAGCGCGAGACCCTTTCGCTGGGACCTCGTGATGGAAATGGGTCTTGGCGTGCTCGGGCTTGCGCCTGCCGCCTTCTGGTCACTCACGCCGCGCGAACTACAGGCCATTCTGCGCGGCAAATTCGGATCGGTAGGCGACGGACCGTCGCCGACGCGAGCCGAACTCGACGCATTGATGCGGCAATACCCCGATTGCGAGACGTAAGACGATGCCTTTGACCGACGAGCAGCAGCTCGAGACGTGGAATGTCAGGATCACCGCCGATACGAGCGACCTTGAAGCGAGCCTGGCGACGACGAGCCGCCTCGGCCAGCAGTTTTCAAACCGGCTCGTGTCCGCCTTCGACGCTCTTGCGATCAAGGGCAAGAGCGTCGGCGACGTCTTCAAGTCGCTCGCCCTCAACATTTCCAATCTCGCGTTGAAGGCGACGCTGCAGCCGCTGACCAATGGGCTGGCTTCGGTGTTTCAGGGGTTGATCAGCGGCGCGATGCCGTTCGCGAAAGGCGGCGTCATTCAGAACGGCACGCCCGTGCCGTTCGCCAGCGGCGGCGTCATCGCGAGTCCGATCTCGTTTCCACTCGCGGGCGGCGCCTCGGGTCTTGCAGGAGAGAAAGGTCCGGAAGCCATCATGCCGTTGACGCGCGGTTCCGACGGACGGCTTGGCGTCGCGGCGGCGGGCGGCGGCGGTCAGCACATCACGATCAACATCTCGACGGCCGACGCCGCCAGCTTCAACCGCTCGCAGACGCAGATTGCCGCGATGATCGCGCGTGCCGCAGCGAGCGGCCAGCGCAACCTTTAGAGCGAAGTGATCTCATGTCCTTCCACAACGTCAGATTTCCGACGGCGATCTCGCGCAACGCTCAAGGCGGCCCCGAGAGGCGCACCGACGTCGTCGTGCTCGGTTCTGGATACGAAGAACGTAACAGCCGCTGGGCTGACAGCCGCCGCAGCTACAATGCAGGCTACGGCGTCAAATCGCTCGACGATCTGCACCAGATCATCGCGTTCTTCGAGGAGCGGCGCGGGCGGCTGCACGCCTTTCGCTGGCGCGACCCGATGGATTGGAAATCGTGCGCGCCGAATGCGTTGCCGACGCCGCTCGATCAGGTCATTGGAAACGGCGACGGCGCGACGGCCACGTTCCAGCTTCGTAAAATTTACGGCGGCACATTCGCGCCTTGGGCGCGCGACATCAAGAAGCCGGTGGCGGAGACCGTGCATGTCGCCGTCGCGGGCGTCGAGTGCACGGCGGAAACGGATTTCGTCATCGACGTATCGACGGGTAGCGTGACGTTTTTCGCGGACCACATTCCTGCTGTCGGGCAAAGCGTGACGGCCGGATTTGAATTCGACGTTCCGGTGCGCTTCGATACCGACAAGCTCGAAATCAATCTGTCGGGCTTCACGTCGGGCGCCATTCCGAACATTCCGATCGTCGAGGTGCGGCTATGAAAGCGCTCTCACCGGAGCTTGGCGCGCATCTGGCGTCGGGTGCGACGACGCTTTGCTGGTGCTGGCGCGTTGCGCGCCGGGACGGCGTCGTGATGGGTTTCACCGACCACGACAAGGCGTTGACCTTCGATGGGACGATCTACGAGGCCGCCAGCGGCTTTACCGCAAGCGACATCAAGGACAGCCTCGGCCTCGCCGTCGACAATCTTGAAGTGACCGGCGCGCTCTCATCCGCAACGTTGACGGACGGCGATCTCGCAGCCGGACGCTATGACGACGCGCGCGTCGAAATCTATCGCGTCAACTGGGGCGACACGAACCAGCGCGTCTTGATGCGTTCGGGCAGCATCGGCGAAGTACGCCGCAGCGGGACAGGATTCACCGCCGAGCTTCGCGGTCTCGCGCATTACCTGCAGCAACCAAAAGGGCGACTGCTGCAATTGACCTGCGACGCCGATCTCGGCGACGCGCGCTGCAAGGTGGATCTTTCGTCGCCCGCTTATCGCGGAACCGGCACGATCATTATGGCATCCTCGGCGCGACGCTTCACGGTCTCGGGCCTTGATAGCTTCGCAAGCGGCTTCTTCTCGCGCGGGCTTTTCACGTTCGCGTCCGGCGCGTCGGAGGGTCTTAAGATCGAAGTCAAATCGCACATGAAGCTTGCGGCCACCGACGTGATCGAGCTTTGGGTCGATGCCGAAGGGCTGCCCGCCGCGGGCGATACCTTCGTCGTGACCGCCGGATGCGACAAGCGCATCGAGACGTGCAAGGCGCGCTTCTCGAACGTGATCAATTTTCGCGGCTTTCCTTCGATGCCGGGCAACAAATTCCTGACGCAGGTGGGACGCCGGAGCTGATCCATGCAAGCACAACTAACACGCGCGATGATCGTCGAAGCGGCGCGCGCATGGATCGGCACGCCTTACCACCACCAGGCGAGCTGCCGCGGCATCGGCACCGATTGTCTCGGCCTCGTGCGGGGCATCTGGCGCGATATCTACGGGTCGGATGCGGAGATGCCTCCAGCTTATAGCCGCGATTGGGCGGAAGCTGGGGGACAAGAAACCATGCTCAAGGCCGCGTCGCGACATCTGAAAAGAATTTCCGTGTCGGAAATCGAACCGGGGGATGCCG